CCCCAGCTGCCTGAATGCCAGTGCTGTTTAGTGTTGTCGAGGTTCCACCCGATGTCGCCGAGGCAGTAATTGGTTGCGGAAATTCCGCACCTTCCCCTGCCTTTAATGGAATGCTGGTCGTGACCGCGCTGATGCCGGCGTTTAGCTGTCCGGCTGCGTTGTCCTCGTGTTTGTAAAGGTGTCGTGTAAATGTCATAAGTTTTTAGAGATAGGTGTCTCGGTATTTCACCGTCGCCGTATATTGAACGGACGAGCCGGTCACCGTGATTGTTAATTCATTAGTTCCAATATTCAGTTCAGGAAAAATACCGTCATAGTCTACTTCTGTTCCGTTGATCGTAATGCTCTTATTTTCGCTATCAATCATCAGTACATCGCCAGCCACATAAGTCGCAGAAATCTCCACCTCGTCATCGTTCGTGTCGTTTTTGAAATTGATTTTTGTGACCGATGACGCTGTCTGCAGGATAATGATCACGACGGGTTGGGCTTTATAGCTTCCTGTTACCTCGACCTCGGTCGGGTAGGAAAGGAGGGCGATGTCCTCGAAGGTGTTTGAGGTATATTCCAAGGCGTGCCACATCGGTTCGAGTGCCAAGAAAGTCAAATCAAACGGAGTGAAGCTGATATGGAAACCCTCGCGCCGGCTGAACATATCTTGTGGATTTTCCAGCGTAGCAACAATGCGCCGTATCTCACTATTCACTTTCAAATCAAGATTCCCCTCTGATTGAGCCATGTATCTCTTAAATGTATCAAGTTCGGTTTCCAATAATGCGCTGGTGCTTTTCTCTATTATACCACTGACTTTAATCCTGCGTTCGCGGAAGTAATCACCGTTCCAGCCCCCGCCATCGGTTCTTGGTGCTTTATAAGTCACCAGCTCGCGTGTAGGCGCGCTAAAGGCTTCAATGATTGAGCTGATGTGCGCGGTGTCTTGTAGTGAATATCCATTGAATTCCAAGTCATCAAAATCCGCGGCAGTTATCGCCTCGGACAGTGGCGTGCCGGAGTTCAGTTCGGCTGTGTTAAGTATCAGACGGTCAAGCATAAGTTTATTGGCTGGCTAATCCTGCCAGTTCCAGTTGTCGTTGAATTTCGGATACAATCTCGGCTGCCGTGGCCGAGGCACTTTCGCCTTGGCTGGTAACATTGATCGTTACTTGTTGGGTAATATTTGAGCTTGTGGAAGTCCCTGTCGTTCCGGTTGCGCCAGATTCCGCCGCCCCCAATGAAATACCAGCCAATCCTGCCGATGACCGGACGGCTTGTATCTCTTGAAAAAGCGAAACAATGCGGGCGAGTTCGGTCGTCATTACTCCCACGGTTTCTTCGGTATAGGTTTTCATACTTTCGAGGTTTGCCAAATAGTTATCGTGGAAAACTTGGAAAGCTAAGTCAACCTCGGCATACATCGCCTTTTTTTGTTCATAGATTAAGTTTTCTGCATCCAATGCTATCTGTTGTTCTACAAGTTCAGACTGTAATAGAGCTATCCTTTCATCATATGCGGCTTGTTCCTCTGTCCGTTTAGTATTTAGGTCTTCTATAAACCTCTCGAAATCAGTCAGGGAAGCCCTACGGCGCGCTTCAGTCATCTCAGCATCTAATCCTGTGCGTATGGCAATGTACGCGCTGTAGGCGGCCGTTTCTTTGGCCAGCTGGGCTTCCAGCTCGGCTATTTGGCTTGCTTCCGACGATGTTATACCTTCAGTCAGATCGATTCCTGTTTGTATCTCGGCGATCTGTTTGGTTAAGTCGGCGATGGTTTGCTCCTGTTCGACTACCCTTTCGGCTTCTGTTTTGTTCATCTCAGCCATTGTCTTTTGATATTCTGAGGCCGTTTCTTTTAACTTGGCGTCCAATTCTTCGAGTTTAATAACAATCTCGCTCACGCTTTCGGTATGGGCTTCTTCAAGTTCGAGCAAGGCGTCGGCAATGTCCGCCCGCGCCCCTTCGTAATCGTCGGCTATTTTTTGCACCGCTTCGTTGATTTTCTTTTGAGCTTCCTCGACATCCTCGGCCGCTCCTGTTGCCCCACCGCCAATGCCATTGCCACCACCAAGATTATTAAATTCTTTTGAGACTTCTTTCAACCCATCGGCCATTTTATTAAATTCGGTCGGGTCAGCTATCTTGGCCAAGGCTTCGTCCATTGGATCGAAATTGGTCAGCATAGCCGTTCCAAAATCTTTTGCGGCGGTTGATAGATCGTCAAAATTGCCAATGGCGGCTGAAAAGTTTTTAGACATGGCTTCTTTCATTGTATTTAATGCGGCGTCAAAATCTCCCGCGAAAGCCTCTTTGACTGCCTTAAAAACCGTCTGCGTGAGATCGCCAAAATTCTTGATTGATTCCCATACTCCTTGCCACGCCTTATTTTGAATTTCACCGACTTCCCAGACCAGTTTTCCAAAAGCCAAAATAGTTTTTCCAAAATTAATAACCGTGCCTATCGCGCCTTTCATCACCATGGCCACTTGATAAATACGCAGTTGCCACTTTTTCATCTGTTCGTCGTTCACTTTTACCTTCCCAGTTTCGTCTACTATATCACCGGCCAAAAGTGAAAGCGTAGGAAGCAAAACTTCCCCGATGATTTGTTTTGTATCGTCGAGAGTGTTGTTCAGTTTAACCATTTGCCCCTCGAAAGTATTTGATGCTGCTAAGGCTCGGCCTTCGTATGTGTTTGATAATTCAGTCAGAAGATAATTTTGCGACTCTGTTCTTTTTCCTAATTCCTCGAAGGTGTCGATTTCCTCTTGTTGTTGGTCGTTCAAAACTATGCCGGCCTCTTTTAATACCCGTGAAGCATTGGCCGGATCGTTTAGGGCTTTGCCGAGTTTTCCGGCTACCGTCGTTAATTGCTCGGCTGTCGGAAGAACGCCATTGTTGATCGAGGTTGCCATGTCGAGCGTGGTCTGTGTTACTTGCTCGAAGTTTTTTTGTGTAATGCTTGAAAAAGCAAGCAGACGGGTTTCGAGTGAGGTTATTGATTCTGCGCCGCCTACCGCCAAGTCCGAGTATTTATCCGCTAAATCGTTAAGAGCTTGTAGCGACATTCCGGCTGCGCCGTCTGTCGATTCCAACACGGCATTAAGTTGGCTTTGCACCCTTTGGTATTCCGAGGCCTCGGCTATGCCATCTTTTATTTGGTCGGTCAAAAAGCCCATTGCTTTTTTTGCGGCATCTAAAGCGAGGCCACCTGCGAAGACTCCCATGGCAATGTTTTTCCACGAAGAAGAAGCGGTTTGATTTTCCGCTGTCATTTTTTTACTGGCGTCTGATACTTCCTTTTGCGATTCAGCCACTTTCTTAAAAGTCGACGAGGCTTTATCCTCGGCGGTCAGACTCCATTCGATATTTTCAAACATTGCCATAAAAGTTCCCTCAGAGTTTTCTATGTTTGGCTCGCTGGGTACTTCGACGCTCCGTGAGTTGAGCGTGTTCTGCCAGCATATTCACAAACTGCGCGTGCATGTCTATGGTTGTATCATCCTGTTTATCCATTTCCTCTGGCGTACAGTGATAAATATCGCGCATCAGAATAAAATCAGTCCATTCGCGCGGCATTTCTTTACTGTTTCCGATATCAAGACATTTCTGCACGCGCTCTGCTATTTTTTTGAGTTCTCGCGAGCGTCGGCAAACTTCTTTAGCACATAAGTTTGCAGTGGCAAGTAATCGGTCTCGGCGAGGTTATCCATCCAGTCGCGTGTAGTTTCGATTTGCTTTTCCACATTGTCGTCGCCGATTTCCACCACTCGCTCGATCATTGCTCTCACAAGATATTCGCTGGCGGCGTCGCTTCCTTTAAGTGTGAGTTTCTGACTGCCGTCTTGTCCGGTGTTGGCTGTATCGTGAAGGATTTCCAAGTATTCGCGTGACATTTTTCGGGTGACGAAATCTCGCAGTTCGAAGCGTCCCCGGCTGTAATTGATAATTTGCATATTTGCAGGGTTAGTTATTTATCTCTGCAGGGCTGACGAAAAGGAGGCGTACCGACTCACGCGCAGGTACGCCCCCTTGTTCGCTTTCGTCGCCCACGCGCCCTGCATCGACGGGGGCGATTGCCTTCTTTTTAGTAGGCGGTAACTTGTGTATTTTGTAGAAGAATGTGAAGTGTTTCTGAGTTGGCCACCGAGAATTCCGCCTCAAATCCAAGGGTCTGTTTGGCCAGTGAATCATTGTCCGAGTCGCGATCCCAAGCCGTAAACGAAACCGACGGCAAATCGACGCGGAGTGTCGGGCGGCCGGCTGATCCTATTGTGACATCGGTGTTGATCAATTCAATCCGCATACACTTTTTTGTCGAGTCGACCACATAATCTTTTAGGGTTGTCGCATTAAAAAGCGCGGTTAAATCACCAACGACCGAAAATTGTTTGTTGTGAATTGAGGCGACATCGACCGAACCAAAAGCTTGATAGTCCTCGACATTTTTTTGGATTGTCATTTTCACTCGTTCCATTGCGGTTGCTGTAGCTATATCCAGTCCTTCCATTGTATCAGCAAAGTATACATTGGCGTGTGCCGCCAAAAATTCGTTTTCTGTTACGAAGGTTGGTGTGCCGGTTGTCGTGGATTCTTTTTTAGCCAGCCATGTACTTGTCATTTTCAAGTAATCACCAACGGCCACTTCAAGATCTAAAGTGTCCAGCATGCCATAGGCCGCGCGGAAGGTTCCGACTGGATCGCTTCCGTGTAGTGTATAGCTTGGATGGGTGTTGTTGTTTAGGCGTGTAAATACATGCGTCCTGAGCGTATTATCAAATGTCGGCACCATTGTTGCGGCAGAAGTCGCACCTGTCACGATGTTTGATCCGCTCGTAAATGTTCCGGTTGTCACCGAAATAAAAATGACGCTTGTGCTGTCAACATCTTGAACGACGCCGGTTGCTCCAGAGACAGCTTGTGTTACATTTTCGCCGCGTACAAAAGTCCCTGTTAAGCTTCCCATTGTCATGCGAATGGCCGCTGTATCTGTTCCCAAGGCTGCGTTTAAGAAATGGCCAAGATAGATATCGCGTGCGATCGCTTCCAATTCCAAGACCGTTGTTTGTTTTACAGTCTGGGAGTCACGGAGTTCGTCAATGTTGCCGTATGCTCCGGTGTCTTTAGCTGATACAAATTCCGGTCGAAAAACGCCGGACACTTTCGGAATCCATACGGACGCCGCGACCGCCGTACCAGCGACGGTTTCTTTTCCAAGGCCTACCTTCTGCAGGCGGCCGATATGTTCATTGGCCATAGGGTTTAGTTATTGTTAATTTCTTTTTGTTCGTTTTGTTCGACCGCTTCGGTATTCTCGACCGATCCAATCATCTCTTTTAGCTTTGCTTCGGCTTCTTCCAAACTGTCCGCCCAGATTGTCATGCCGTTTCTTTTGGTCGGAAAGTAATAACACCTTTGTGCTTTTTTTTCGACCACTTCCATTTCCTCGTGGTCAGATATTTTTTTATTCATAGGGTTTTATATTATTGATTGTAACACTTCTGCGGTAACTCGGATATCCAGCACGGCGACCGGTTGGCTGTATTGTTCGGAAAATGCCGGCTGGCCATCCGATTCGATCATGAATTTTACCGCACTTCCTGTCAGGGTTTCGTGATCATCCTTTCGCAGTTCAGCCGTTATCGTATCGTATAAAGTCAGCCATTTTTGATATCCAGTTGCGCTTTCGTCTATCGGATAAACCGTCCGCACGAGGAAATGATAGCTGGTCAGATTGTTCGCCGAATCAACCATTTTTTCCTCATCGCCAATAAATAAAGTCATCGTTGCTGGAAATGACGATGGCTTGCTTTCTGGATAGCGATATTTTACTGGTACAATCGTCGCCGAAATCGTGTCAATGATATCGCAAATCTTATCGTGGATTGTCGCTCTGGTACTCATATTTTATTTAAGAATTTGCAGTTTTCTGAATCTATCTATGATCGCTTCTCGGTTTTCCTCGACTGACCTTGTAAGATATTTTTTGCCTGTAATCTTGGAGGCGTGGTTCCTGCCGGCCATTCCCCCAAATTCTTGAATGGAGGCATAGTCCTTATTGCTACCAACCGCACCGATAACTTTTCCCACACTTTCGTCAATCTTAAAGGTTAATGAACGACTGAGATCTCCTGTTTTTTTTGGTACAAAACCCGGTTGAACAGAGGTAGCATGAACCTGCATAACAGACGAACCGATTGCGTTCTTCATTTCCTTTTGGATTGTGGCCGGAGCACTCTCAACCTCTTTGATCATCTTGTCGAATCTGTTTTGGTCAAAGGTGATTTTGAGTTTCATATTTTAGTCGTTATAGAAAACCGCCTGTTTGGTTAATCTCAATCGATAAACATCGTCGGTGTCCTCGTTGTTTTCGTGGCGTTCAATGCCTGAAATTCTATACTCAACGCTGGAGTTATCCACAACCTTGTCACCGACTCGGTAATTGTCAGGTTCCACATAACAATCGAAGCTCTCAATGCCCGGCTGTTCGCCCAAAACGGCCGTCAGCTGGGCGTCTAAGGCCTCGATGTATGCTGGAGCCCCTGTAATCGTCGCTGATGCCGAAAACGAGGTCACATTCGAAGCGTCAACAAGCCTGTAGGTAGTTATTGTGGTATTGGCTCCGTTAATCATAAAACAAAAACTTTCGCCCGTTTGTATTGTGAAACTATACGGCTAAATTCCGAGGCATCCTCATCGCTTCCAAAACTGACGCTTTTAGTTCCGATTGTATAGTTTTTAACTCTGGCGTTTTTGCGTTTAGCAAAGCGTCCGGCCACGAGAAGCATGACAGCATTCCTTAATCCTTCCGGGAAGTTAACGCCAGCCAGTGGGCTACCCGAGAGTGTCATTCCGGTGGTGGCTGATAAAACACAAGTCGTGATGGCTCTCTGGGCTGTCCTGTCGGCAATATAAACCTTAGCGCCTATCGTGAAGGCTGAAACTCCGCCGTCGGCACTTAATGTTGCGTTAGCATTGATTGCTGCCGCTATACTGATTGCTACGGCCTCGTTGCTGGTGTCGTCGTACCAATTCGTCCCTTCGGTCAAAACAACCCCGCCTGAGCCGCCCAGTGCGATTGTGATCGTCATCAATGGCGTAATAAGCGCGTAGTTGGTGATCGTGATTGTCGCGTATCCTCCGGCGTTCCAACCAGCCACATAATCAACCGTTATTTCACGCTCGCCACCGAGCAGGCCGTCATCCAAATGTAAAATATAATTATCGATATCGTAGGCGTCGTCTTGGGTATATTCGGTTGTGTCTTCCATGATCGTGCCAATCTCTTGAACATTCAAATCGAACAAATCCAATTCGTCCACTCCGCCGTCGTGTATTTCGTCAGTTACTTTGTGGAGGGCTAAATCTGAAACCGAAAGAATGCCATTGAGATCATCAGTGGCAAACTTATTTAGCATCGCCAGCACGGTATCGTGAGTGCTTGAGGAAATGCCGAGATATGTCTTCAATTCCGCCGATGTGACATAAAGATTCATACTACGAAATCAATGATCTGGCCACTGATAAAATTCTGGCAGTTGCCAAATCTTTTAATGTCTTTAACGATCGCGCTTTGAATGGCGAGTCGGTTGTCCATGTCGCTCCGGAAATCGTCCCGTTTCGTCCGTTACCGCTCGTGTCGGCTACCGTGGCTCCGCTTCCTTCCGAGAATAACCATTCGCCCTGTTTGTTATCCGCCGGCACTACACCGTCCCAGTACAAATCAGCAATCTCTTGAGTTGTCAGCACATCACTCCACAGCCACGAAGCGGCAATTTTTCCAGACCAGTTTGTTACGGGATTATTGGTGGCAAGTTGACAACCTATCATTACCCGTCGATCGTTCTGGTGAATTGTTGTAATAACAGCGTCCACTACCTTAGTCGGCACAATTTCCGCACCGTCGATATAAAGTTTTAATACCCCCGAGTTCCAAGTAAAACCGACCAAATGCCAGATACCATCATCCATTCTGTTCGGGCTATCATAAGTTTTCCAATTCGTAATTCCACCGTCTTGTGAAACGATAATGCGTAATTTGTAGTTATTCAAAAGTATTGTCCAAGCTCGTTTTGTCACGCCATAGTCAAACTTTGAAAACGAACAGCCTGCTATAAAATTGCTCGGCACTCTGATCCACTGAAACACACTTAATGTTGCCCCAGCTCCGCCGCTTGGCTCGAAATTAGAAATAGCAACGCTTTGTGCGCCTGTTCCATTTACATGAACAGAGTTTGTATATGGCCTTACGGCTAATCTTGCCATATTTAGATTTTTTTAACTTCTTTAAGTGTCAGTTTCTTATAACAAGAATTCAGAGTTTCCAAATCTTTTTTTTCTCTCGCTTCATAGGATTGTGCCAAGTTTTCAAAAAACAATTCCAGAATTTCTTCCTCGTTCAGCTTGGAGTTTTCATCGACAAACTCTTGATTAATTTTGCCTTCAGGAAAACTATAACCACCACCTTTTTTGAACACAACCGAAAAGCCATAAAAACTATATCCATTTTCTTCCTTGCGGATATCGTTTAATAAAATCTGTGAGCTTTTGAAATTGTATTCTCGTTCCATATTAAGCTGGTGTTACGCTTCCGTTAGAAGTTATCCTTTTCCATTCACAGACAAATTCCATTTCCCCTGCCGTAATATCATCAACGCTTCTTGTTAAATAAATCGAAGCGTTGTTGATTGCCACCCACGGAGTAGCCACAACAAGTCCCGCTCTGGTTTGAGCGATATCACTTGTCCACACATTCCCAATTCCGAATTTCGTAGCATTATCAATCGTTGTCGCTGGTAAAAGAATATCAGTGTCGTCTTGTATCCCAACCGATAATGTGGTTGTTGCGGAAGTACAAGTCACAGCCGATGCGCCAACCATTCCAATTACTCTAACCATGACACTTCCACTAACGGAAAAGATTGCCGCCGAATCATAACCTGCCATGTTCGGAATAGCTTTGATAACCGTGTGTGTTAATTGATGGTCGCTAATGTATCTAATAACTTCTGCGAAGCTTACACCATCGCCTGCCTGTGAAGCTGGAGGAAAAAAAGGAATTCCCATTCCAAAAAGAGCCTCTGTCACTGCCCTACACGCTGCCATTATCGATGTACCTGCACCTGTATCACTTTTGTTTCCAATGACATCTCGCATTTGAGCATTGTTTGCTGAATCTGCCGTAGGGATATCATGAAAACCGTCAACCACGTCAATCTTTCCGTTAGTGGTTGAATGAGCAGCAGTAATGGCACTCTCGACTGCAGACTGGTCGGCAGGGTCGGTTGGTAAGGCATCTGTTTTAGCTTTAACTGCTTTTGAAAGTCCAACGATAGATGTGCCTGCTACTGTATCGCTTTTATTACCAACCACTTCTCTCATATCAAGACCTCCTGCTGTGTCTATTGGTGGTGCTTCTAATTTTAATAAGGCACTTTTTATTTTAGACATTAAAGATGTGCCGGCTGTTGTGTCGCTTTTTTTTCCAATAACATCCTTTGCGAAGACATCGGCATTCGTGTCTTCTGTTGGGACGATTGGTTCACCAAATGATCCGCTCATATTTTTAAGAAGTTAAATTACTTATAACCCCAAGAAAGCGAGAGCCCTGTTGTCGGGTCGCCGTTTCCTGTTGGTGTTGTTGTACAAGCGTAAGAAATCGCTGTTAAAAAAGACATCGGAACATCGAAATCAGCGATCGTGTTTCCGCTTGCCGGCACAAAAAGTACAAACTTCGGAGCAGTGGTTCCGACTGTAATTGAGCCGGTAGCCAAGTCAAAAAGCTGAACGAAAACTCCGGCTGCGTTCGGATTGTAAATGTGTAAATGGTATAAGTTTCCGGCTGTTACTTTCACCGCTTGGGCAGTATTGTCGCCGTCAGCGTCCCAGAGGGTGCTAAAGCCCGGCACAGTTGCGCTGGCTGAAACCATAGCCGCAACCTTATCGTCTGTCTCGTTTAGTCCTGTATCAAGCGAAACATTGAGATCACCGTATTCGTTGTAGTAAGCGTTAACCCGATCGCCGTCTGATACTGCGGCAGGTCGTGCTGTTCTGGCCTTACCGCCTGTCTTTATTGGTTCGCCTGCGTCTACGGCATCGTGAGCGACATCGCCTGATACGCTCGCTCCGTCGCTGGCGGTGTTATCCCAATCGTCCATTATGCCGAGCGAGGCTACTGCTGGATCGTCAGAGGCGAGTGTTGTTCTTTGCGTTAGGGCTGAAACTGCACCGGCTCCAGCGGCTACTCCTGCTTGTCCGGCTATTGGGTTAACTTTGGCGCGATCCGATTCATCCCAATCATCTATTATCTGTCCCGAGACTTTAATGGCCGTAACTTGAGTATCAATATCAGTTAAAATCGCCACTGTTGCGGCGTCGTCAGTGTCCACTTCGCGCGGTTCGCTATGCAGACGGATTGTAGCCAACGGCGATGTTCCACCAAGCACAATCTTAAAACGGAAAAAACGCTTAACAGGCATGACTGTTAATTGCTTGTTTCCTGTTGTAATAAATTGAGCGAAGGCGTCCCCGTCGGTTACTGATTCTTGATCAATAGAAATCTGCGAAGTGATATCGATTGTCGGCGCGGTTCCAGCGACAGCGTCAACATAGGCAACCGAATAAACAGCCTCAGCTTCATCTTCGAGTTCGTACCAGTCTGTGTATGTCTGATCTACACCTCCGGTTAGTGTCGCACCAGAAACCGCCATAGTTCCTGTATTGCCTACGCCAACCGCCAAAGTGATTGCATTGCCGGCAGTTCCTATGGCGTCGGCATTAATTGTGACTACTCCATCGGCTTGCGATGAATTGATACTCGCTTCCGCTTCTACCAATATTTCAAGTTCGGCTATACTCGAAAATTCGTTTGCTCCCGGCGCGGCGGCCACATAAGTAAAGGTTGCACCGTTAACAATGACGGTATCGCCAACAACAGGTACCCCGTATGTGATCGTTCCTTGCGCGTATTGTCGAAGCAGTTGATATTGTTTATTGAAGTCATTCATATTGGGTTTGGATTACCTTTTACTTTTTTGTTGTTTCCTTTACCGGTTCTTTTTTTGGTTCTAAAGATTCAATCAAAACTGCTTTCAGTTCTTCCGTACTGGCGTTTTCGTTAACCTTAACCCCGCGAGCTGTTAACGCTAACACAACAGCTTCTTTGGTTTCCATAACTTCAACATCCGCAGAAGTCAAAGCAACGACCGGAGTTTCCTTTACCGGTTCTTTTTCTGTAGTAGTTTTATTAGTCTTTTTTTCTTTCACTTCAACGGCTCGCGCTTTTGCCGCTTCCATTTCGTTCGCTTTGGCCATTGCTTCGCGCCACGGTTGTTTTACTGGCTCATCGCCGGCCGCTGTCCATAGATCTGAATATTTAAA